TGTTCACTATAAGTTCCAGCCGGGTTTAGGCTTCTATGGCTTCGGCCTCATCCATCTTATTGGTTCTATTGCAAAAAGTTCGACTTCTATCCTGCGGCAGCTAATTGACGCGGGTACTTTGGCGAACCTTCCTGCCGGTTTCAAGGCACGGGGGCTTCGTATCAAGGGCGATGACCGCCCAATCGAGCCGGGTGAGTTCAGGGACATCGACCTGCCCGGTGGTGCAATACGCGACAACATCCTTCCTCTCCCCTTCAAAGAGCCATCTGGCACGCTTGCACAACTGATGGGCGTGCTTGTTGATGAGGGACGTAGGATTGCTTCCATCGCCGACATGAACATCGGCGAAGGAAATCAGGAAGCTCCGGTAGGCACCACCATTGCTCTTATTGAGCGTTCCATGAAGGTCATGTCTGCTGTACACGCCCGGCTCCACAACAGTTTACGCCGTGAGTTCAAGTTGCTTTCGGCAATTATTCGGGACACTCTGCCAGAGTACCCGTATGAGGTTGGGGAGGATTCTTTAATTGCGAGGTCCGACTTTGACGACCGAGTTGATATCATACCGGTTTCCGACCCCAACGCTACTTCATTCGCGCAACGGATTATGCAGCAACAGGCTGCGCTGCAAACGTCAGCGCAAGCACCGCAACTCTATGACCTGAGGAAGCTACATCGCTCATTCCTTCAGACCGTAGGCGTGGATGGAGTAGACGAAATCGTGCCAGACCCATCAGATATTCCGGCGTTCGACCCCGTATCTGAGAACGCTCGTATGATGTCTGGCGCACCTGTTAAGGTCTTTGCTTATCAAGACCATGACAGTCATATCGCTGCCCATATGTCCTTGATGCAAGACCCAAGTCTTCAGCAGAACCCAATGGGCAAGCAGATAGCTGCGGCGGTATCGGCACATGTGTCCGAACACATGGCGCATAAGTATCGCAACGAAGCGCAGCAACTTGTTGGCATGGAGCTACCCGCTCTTGGCCAAAATGAACAGGGCCTGACAGAAGAGCAGGAGATGCAGGTGGCCGCGCAGGCTGCTCAAGCTGCTGCTGAAATTACGGGTAAGGCCCAGCAACAGGCATTGTTGGAGCAGCAAATGGCAGCGGCACAAGACCCAATCATGCAGCAACAGCAAGCTGAGTTGCAGATTAAACAAGCCAAGGTCCAGCAAGAGGCCAATGAGGCCCAGATGGAAGCGCAGGTGGAGATGGAGAAGGCCCGTATGCGCGACACCCTTGAGAGGGAAAGGCTCGAACAGCAGCGTGAAATTGCGGTGATGAAGATGGAAACCGACCTGATGAAGAACAGGCGGCGGTAGAAATCTAGGCACTGACCACTAAACGCATGTTATATATAGCCTTAGGAGTATTCCATGAGCGACCCAAGCGTTCATGCATTTGTGGATGAAGTCCGCAAAGCCATCAGAACTTATATGCACGAGTTAACAGACAATGTTGCATTAGGTTCTGCAAAATCCTTTGAGGAATATCAAAGGACTGTTGGTCAGATTGAAGGTCTGGCCATCGCGGAGCGTGAACTCCTTAATCTACTCACAGTCTCGGACGAAGACGACTGACGGCCATTAGCTGACCGCAAACCAAAAGCTAATTAGGAGATGAGATGTCATCCGTTTATTCAACGGGTGAGGTTGTCGTGCCTGACAATCCACCTGCACCGAAGGGTTACCACCTTCTTATTGTTATGCCTAAGGTCGATGAAAAGACCAAGGGCGGCATTCTCTTACCCGGAGATGTAAAAAGCCGGGAAGATGTTGCTTCGATTGTTGGACAGGTTGTTCAGATTGGGGACACTGCGTATCCCGAAACTGACGCTAGGTTCGCCTCTGGCCCGTGGTGCCACGAAGGCGACTGGGTGATGGTATCCAAGTATGCCGGTCACCGTTTCGAGTACGATGGTGTGGAGATGCGCATTCTAAATGATGACGCAATCTTGGCCGTCGTTGATGACCCAACAAAAGTTTCGAGGGCAACAGCATGAGTGTAGAAGATATTAAAGATGACGAGCTTGAAGTCGAGGTCTCCGAAGAGGAGACCGAAGTCAAAGCAGACTCCAACGCCGGAGTCGGAGGGAGCTACATTGAAGAGACTTCGTCAGCAGAGGCTGGCGAGGAATCGGACGGAAAGAAGCCGTCAAAGTTCCAAAAGCGAATAGATGACCTTGTTCATAAGCAGCGCGAAGCCGAGCGCCAGCGCGATGAATATTACAAGGTTGCGCAAAAAGTTATGGACGAGAACAACAAGTTGCGCACAGAGGCGCAAGAGTTCTCAGCCACCTCGGTCACGGAGATGGAAGCTCGTATAGAAGCCGACATCGAAAAGGCAAAGGCAGATTATAAGTCTGCCTACGAGGATGGAGATGCTGACCGCATCATCGACGCGCAAGACCGCATGTTGAAAGCGTCAACCCAGACATCAAAGCTAGAGGCTATGAGGTCACGGGCGGCACCGGAAAACTATGAAGAGCAAGCGCCGATTGCACCACCGCCGGACAGCAAGGCTGTCGAGTGGGCAAGCCGAAACAACTGGTTTAACCAAGATAAGGTTATGACCAATGCGGCTTATGCAATCCACGATGAGATTGTGCAGCAGGGGATTACTCCAGACCACGACAATTATTACGACACCATTGACCGTCGTATGCGTGAGGAGTTCCCACACAAATTTACTGGAGAGAACACGGACAATCGCTCCAGTAAAAACGTAACTACTGTAGTTACGCCGGGCGGTAACGAAAGTGGCCGCAGCAAAAAGGTCCGACTTTCACCTTCACAGGTGGCCGTAGCTAAACGACTTGGTGTTCCCCTTGAGGAGTATGCCAAGCAGTTTGTTGCGCTAGATAGGTAGGAGACATTCATATGTCTGACTCAGCAAAAGCATCCCGCACTCCCCGTTCAGTTGAGAAGCGTGAACAGGAGACGCGCCCCCAAACTTGGTCCCCGCCCAATATGTTGCCGGACCCCCTTCCGAAGGATGGTTACACCTTCAAGTGGGTACGCATTTCAACGCAAGGGCAGGACGACCCGATGAACTATTCCAAGAAACTCCGCGAAGGTTGGGAACCCGTTCCCCTCGCAGAGGCTCCTGAAATGGAACATCTCGTTCTCGACCCCAATCCCCGGTTCAAGGGTAATGTGGAGGTTGGAGGACTGCTTCTTTGCCGGATGCCCGACAATGTGGCGGCTCAACGCAACGAGTATTATCAGCATCAGTCTGAAGAGGCTATGCGCTCCGTTGACAATACGCTCATGCGGGAATCCAACCCTCGTATGCCCATCAGTTCCCCTCAGAGGGACTCAAGGGTGTCATTTGGAAAAGGCTCCTAATTGAAGGTTAGGGGCTAAACTCAGGAGGACTTTATGTCTGCAACTTCAGCCCCTCGCGGCCTGAAGCCGATTGGTCTTCTTGGAGGTATGCCGTTTGCTGGCTCGACTCGTGAATATCTTATCAAGTCTGGCTATAGCACGGCAATCTTCAACGGAGATGTGGTCGGCCTCGCTGATGTCGCGAACTCCACGGATGATGGACACCTCGTCCGTGAAACCGCTGCAAGTGAAGTAAATCCGATTGGTGTGTTCCTCGGTGTTTCGTACACCGACCCGTCCACCGGTCAGCTTACTCATAAGCAGTTTTACCCCGGCGGTATTGCAGCGTCTGATATTAAGGCGATTGTATCCGTTAATCCATTCACCCTGTACGAAGTTCAGGCGGATGGTGCCATTGCTCAAACGCAACTCGGCATGACCGCTGACCTTGTCCAGACTTCTGCTGGAAACACCACGACTGGCAACTCCGGTCTCCAGCTTGATGCGTCCACCGCTTCTGTCGGTGGCGAACTGTTCAAGATTATCGACTTCGTGGACCGTGTGGGTTCCACCATCGGTGACGCCAAGACTGACGTTATCGTGATGATGAACCAGACTGAACACGCGTTCCTTGCAGACGTTATCACCTAAGGGAGTTAGAAAATGGCTATCGCACGCGCGCAGCTTATGAAAGAACTCCTGCCGGGTTTGAACGCTCTGTTCGGTATGGAGTACGCACGTTACCCAGAAGAGTGGCGTAACTGCTATGAGGTCGAGAACTCAGACCGTTCGTTTGAGGAAGAGACCAAATTGTCAGGCTTTGGAGCCGCACCTGTCAAAGACGAAGGTGCCGCCATCAGCTATGACGATGCACAAGAGGCGTACACCGCAAGGTATACGCACGAGACCATCGCCCTCGGGTTTAGTATCACCGAGGAAGCTGTCGAAGATAATCTCTACGACTCGCTTTCGGCTCGCTATACCAAGGCGCTGGCTCGTGGCTTCCAGCATACCAAGGAAGTCAAAGGTGCTGCCCTGTTCAATGAGGGCTTTACCGGTCAAACCGGTGGCGACGGCGTGTCGCTGTTCAACACTGCTCACCCGCTGGTGAACGGTGGTACGAACGGTAACCGTCCTTCTGTTGCTGTTGACCTGAACGAAACCTCCCTTGAGGCTGGCATCATTGCCATCGGCAAGTGGACTGACGAGCGTGGTCTGAAGATTGCTGCCCGTCCGACCCGACTGGTTATCCCTTCGGACCTCCAGTTTGTTGCCGAGCGCCTGATGCAATCTGAACTGTCCACGACTGCTGGCGGTTCCAACGCGTTCGCAAAGAACGACATCAACGCACTGAAGTCGATGTCGGCGGTTCCGGGCGGTGTAATGGTCAACCATTACCTGACCGACGTGGATGCTTGGTTCCTCGGCACGGACATTCCGAATGGCTTCAAGCACTTCGTTCGTGTCCCGATGGCGACTTCTATGGAAGGCGACTTCGAGACTGGCAACGTCCGTTACAAGGGCCGTGAGCGTTATAGCTTCGGCTACTCTGACCCGCTGGCCTATTACGGCTCACCGGGTGCCTAACCATAGTGGGGCGGGGAAACCCGCCCCCCTTTTCTTGTAGGAGGACGGAATGTCAGACATTACCACCACCACAGTTACCGCCGATGGCGTGGCTGTGAACCACCCGGCACGGGTCAAGAGCATTTATTACATTCGTGGCTCCAGCGCGGGTTCAATCGTCCTCAAGGACGGTGGCTCGTCTGGCACTACCCTACTGACTCTAACTACACCGGGAGCAGGTTCAGGGGTTGATGCAGCTAACACTATGGCAATTCCAAGTGATGGCATCCGCTTCTCCACGAATGTATTCGTTGATGTCACCAACGTATCGTCTGTGACACTTTTCCATGCCTAGAAAGAAGGAGACCCCGATTAAGACTTCGGTCAAATCGGGAAACTTTCGACCGACCAAGCAGGGAGCAGGGATGACCAAGAAGGGTGTGGCTGCATATCGCCGCGCCAATCCCGGCAGCAAGTTGAAGACTGCTGTCACCGGTAATCCCAAAAAGGGCAGCAAGGATGCCAAGCGTCGTAAGTCTTTTTGCGCACGCAGCGCCGGGCAGATGAAAAAATTCCCAAAGGCAGCGAAGAACCCTAACAGCCGTCTCCGTCAGGCGAGACGAAGATGGAAGTGCTGATATGGCAGAGGCAGTGGAAGTAACCCTTGCCCGTTTGGAGGAGCGCATCAAAACGCTTTCTGACGAGGTAAGACATGTTCACGAAGAGGTTTCCGAATTGAAGGCCCAAGCGAACCGATGGAAGGGCGCGTTTTGGGTCATGCTTGCGGTTGGCGGCATCTTCGGAAGCGTAGCGCACTTAATTGTAGGATGGATGAAATAATGGCAATGGCAAGAGCGAACATGCAAAATCAAGTGACCAAGCCCCCGATGAAGAAACCAAAGTCAAAGATGCAGATGTTTGACGAGTTTCGGAAAAAGAATGGCAGGTTTCATCCGGCTGACCCACGCCGCCCCATGAACGCTGAAAGCACCAACCCAAAGCCGCCGGGAATGAAGAACGGTGGACCGACATGTCGTGGTATGGGCGCGGCAGTAAAGGGCGGTAGCTTCAAAATTTCCTAATGGAACATGTTTTTCTGTTGCTGGTGTACCTCGGCACAGGAGATTTCCGCAAGCTCACAAGTGGAGACATGTATTTTAGGAGTGTCACAGAGTGCAACTTCTTCGCAAAAGAAGCTGCCAAGAGGTACGGCAATTACGAATTTAATTACCTCATGGACCAGAGGGATAGGGTCACAGCTTACTGTGTACCCAAGTATGTAAAGAAAGGGTCTATCGAAGTCTACTAGGGGTGGGAAATGATTGACCCGATTAGTGCGCTCAGTGCCTGCACAATGGCCGCTGACGCCATATCCAAATCTATTAAGGCCGGAAAGGATTTGCACAGCCTTTCGGGGCCGATTTCGCGTTATGCCAAAGCTGAAGCGGAACTCAATTTCGGCGCAAGCCGCAAGAAGAAGAGCTTCTTTTCAAAGCTGACAGGCGCGGAACAAGCCGGGATTGACGAGTTCTTCAAACAGGAGGACCTCAAGGCCAAGCGGGAAGAGATGCGCCAAATCTTCCAGTACTTCGGTAAGCCCGGTCAATGGGAAAGACTACAGGCTGAGATTGCTAGGCAGCGCCAAATCCAGAAAGAAGAACTGGAGCATAGGGCAAAGGTCAGAGACGCAATCATTCTATGGACTGCATTGCCGACCATCTTAATCGGTGGGGCGGCGATTATGTACTTCTTTGTGATGTACTTGAAAGGATTGTGAGTTGAGAAAACCAGCAAAGCGACCCGCTAAAAAGAAAACCAAATCGCGTGTCAACGAGGCCGGTAACTACACGAAGCCGGGATTACGCAAGCGTATATTCAACAGAATTAAGGCTGGTGGAAAGGGCGGCGCTCCGGGTCAGTGGAGTGCCAGAAAAGCTCAGATGATGGCCCAAGCCTATAAAAAAGCTGGTGGTGGATACAAAAACTAATGCCCCTCAAAAAAAGCCAAAAGTCGCTGAAAGATTGGACAAAGCAGAAGTGGAGGACGAAGAGTGGCAAACCGTCCACGCAGGGTCCAAAAGCAACCGGGGAGAGATATCTACCGTCTCGTGCTATCAAGGCCCTCTCGTCGGCGGAATATGCGGCCACCACGAAAGCCAAGCGGAAGGCTCGCCGCGCCGGTAAACAGGTTTCACGTCAGCCCAAGAAAATAGCGAAGAAGACAGCGAGATACCGTTAATAGCATGTGTTATCGTAGGGTCAAGAAGGCCCATATGAGACATAGAAAGACAACAGTTTCTGAACAAGGTCGGGCGACCAAGGTCAAAAAAGTCAGAGAAAAACGCGCTGATGCAGAATACGCGTTGGAGAGTATTAGGGAATGGCTACGAGCGGAACAGCTACGTTCAATCTTGATATCAATGAAATAATTGAAGAGGCGTATGAGCGCGCAGGGTTGGGCCGTGCATTCTCTGGCAATGACTTCCGCACCGCCAGACGTTCTCTCAACCTGTTGTCACAGGATTTTGCTAATAGAGGTATCAATCTTTGGACGGTCGAAGACACGACCTTGTCGCTTTCGTCGGGGACTGCAACATATACGCTGCCTGCCGACACCGTCAGTGTGCTTGACCACTCCATCAGAACAGGCACCGGAACATCCCAGAGCGACCTGACAATAACAAGAATGAGTGTCGGGGAGTACGCCGGTATCTCCGCAAAAAACACGACTGGCCGTCCGGTCAAGATTTACATCGAACGTCTGCGTGATGCCCCACAAATAACGCTGTGGCCAATTCCTGATAACAATACATATACATTAGTGTATTATCGTATTAGGAGAATACACGACACAGTTTCTGGAGCGAACAATCAATACGATGCACCAGCTAGATTTCTACCTGCAATAGTGTCAGGGCTTTCTTATCAACTAGCCTTGAAAAACCCGATGGTAGCCGAGCGTATTCCGCTCTTGAAACAAGTGTATGAAGAAGACTTCAATCTAGCTGCTACTGAGGACCGAGACCGGTCAGATTTTAGGATTGTACCCAGCGTTAGATGAACTACATCACCAGTAATATCCCATACTTCAAGACATGGGTTCGGAGGGAGTACACCACAAACTTCGATAGGTATCATGGGGAGTTTCTGCATGGCATGGCGATAGCTGTGACCACGCTGCCCATGCGGACGTTAAGTTTTCAAATTCTTTTCACAGGATGCGAAGACGAAGAAGAAAATATACATGGGGGCGCAATGTGGGCGCGGATGCCGCTGACCGCACTTGTTGGGGACACTCCCTTTGACGAGTGGCCCGAACCCATGCCGACTGAGATAGCCCAACCTTGGGATTGTCAGTCGCACCATCATTCAGTTTTTGTTTTGAATAGGGCCACACCTTGTCCTTGGCTCGCAAAGATTGATGGGGATTTTTTCCCAGCGAAATACTACTTCACTGTAGATTACACAGACACTGAAGTAGCTGACGACCCGGCGCAACATAAGCAAAGTCATGTGCTGGAGCTTATGGACGCAGGAAAGTGGACGGGCAACATCGTCGCCCTTCCTAATAACAGGGTCCGTGTTACAAATCCCGCGTGGTTTGTGACTGGAGATGGCCCACCAGACTTTACGCCAAGTCAGTGGGTTCATCACTCGAAGCAAGACCCAAACTATGTGAACGACACTTCAAGAGTGTTTAACAATCTTTATGCGGAGGCAGAGGATGAAGATGAAGAAGCCTAAGGGCATGAAAAGGGGCGGCGCTGGTAAGATGCCTATGAAGGAGAAGGATGGCAAAATGGTGCCAGCCTTTCTGAAGAAGGGTGGCCCAACCAAGAAAGCAAAGGGTGCAGCCAAGAAAAAGGCTGCAAAAAAAGCTGCTGCTAAGAAGGGTGCAAAGAAAATGGCTTACGGCGGCAAGACAATGAAGGCCAAGGGCATGGCACGCGGTGGCAAGGCCAAGGGCATGATGTACGGTGGCAAGCCAGTATATAAATCCCGGATGAGCTAATGGCCCGGTTTGCCGCTGGCAAGAAGTCTTTTGCTCTTTGTGACAGATGTGGCCAAAGATTTCCGTATCAACAACTCAAGCCAGAGGTAGAGAACCGTAAGCCAAATGGGTTGAGGGTGTGTCCGCCGTGTTTCGACGAGGACCACCCGCAACTTCAGCTTGGGAGGGTCAAGGTGATTGACGCTCAAGCTCTACGTCATCCGAGGCCCGACAGGGTGGAGCCTGCTAGTAACATTGCAGCCTTTGCAAGTCGGTTCCCGCATACCGCAGGTGTAAACGACTTTACCATCGTCGGTTCCACCATGAATTTGGAAACGCAGATGACCGTTGCTTCTGTAGTCACGGCCATCGGCGCGGCGAGCGCAATTTCAAGTTTTACGCAGACGACTGACGCAACAACAATAGGGGGCGTTTCCTACACCTCCCTTACTGTTACTGTTGCCTACGGGACAAATGGCTATGGAAGTGGTAACAAATATTATATCGCCGGACTATCTGGAGCATCTCCTACGGTCACCCTTAATGAGGGAACTACTTACCGTTTCGACCAATCTGATGCCTCAAATAGTGGCCATCCCCTTCGCTTTAGCACAACTGCTAACGGAACACATGGCGGTGGCTCTCAGTACACCACAGGCGTGACAGCAGTGGGTACACCGGGTCAGGCAGGGGCTTACACGCAAATCGCAGTTCAGAGTGGAGCGCCCACTCTTTACTACTACTGCACCAACCACTCAGGTATGGGCGGAACGGCTAACACACCATGAACTACACAACGCTTGTTCAAAACATCAAAGATTTCATGGAGGATGACGGCACAGAGTTCTCTGCTGCCATTGACACCTTCATCGACATCACCGAACTCAAGCTCTCGCGGGAACTCAGGATTCCTGCTTTTCGCCGTCGCGCGACCTCCACGCTTACGGCGAATGACCCGTTCATCTCCATGCCATCCGACATGGTCTCTCTGGAAAACCTCCATCTCATTGAAAGTAATAGCCGGACGCTACTCCTTCTACGCTCTGACGAGTTTATGATGGAGTACTGGCCTGACCGAACAGCGACAGGCTCCCCTCGCTATTACGCTTATTTTGACGACGACACGATGTATGTCGCACCAACTCCGGCTAGTAACATCTCTGTCGAGATTAGCTACCGGCGTCGGCTCCCAGCCCTGTCATCCTCAAACCTGACAAACTGGCTGACCGACAACGCAAGCGATGCACTTCTCTATGGGTCTCTTGTGGAAGCTGCGGCTTTCAACAGAAACTATGCCCTACAGGAGAGGTACATGGCTATGTATCAGAAGGCTGTTCAAGACATCACGCAAGAGCAGCAGATACGCAACTCCATCGACAATATGTATCAAAGAAACGAGGGTTAAGACATGGCAACCAGTAACGCAGCCACCACCTACTTGGAGAACAAGCTGCTTGCTCACATCTTCAAGAACACAGCCTTTACATCTCCGGGCGACAGCATCTACGTTGGCCTTGCCACCGCTGTCTCGGACGCAGAGGCAGGGTCTCTCACAGAAGCCGCCTTTGGCTCCTATGCGCGTCAGCAAGTGACTGCCGCCAACTGGACACTAGCATCTTCTTCGACTGACCAGCAGACTGTGACGAACACAAACAACATTGAGTTCCCGGCATCCACCGGCACCACGCAGACCATTACTCATGCGTTCATCGTTGACGCATCATCCTCCGGCAACATCCTGTTTGTTGGCGCGCTGGATGCGTCGAAGCAGATTGCTACGGGTGACATCTTTCGCATCAACGCGACGAACCTGACTATTGAGTTGAAGTAATGGCTCTGGTTCTAAGGGACCGTGTTAAAGAGACCTCGACCACGACAGGCACCGGAACATACACCCTCGCCGGTGCGGTCACAGGGTTTGAGGCGTTCTCCTCGGTCGGCAATGGCAACACAACTTACTATGCCTGCACGGACGGAACGGACTTCGAGGTCGGCATCGGAACCTACACAGCGTCGGGAACGACGCTGGCTAGAACCACCATTCTTCAGTCTTCTAACAGCGACAGCGCAGTTAACTGGGGCGCTGGGACGAAAACTTTGTTCTGCACCCTTCCTGCCGAGAAGATGATTTTTCAAGACGCATCAGGCAACGCACAGGGTTTCACTGAGAGTGACCCCAACGCTTTGGCCTTTGCAATCGCACTGGGGTAAGCAATGGCAAACGCTTTTAAGACATTCACGGACACGGGCGTAGGAACTGCCAACGCGGACGTTTACACATGCCCCTCTTCGACAGAGACCACCATCATCGGCCTGAACGTGGCCAACATCTTGGCGGTCTCCATCACTGTTTCAGTGCAGCTAATCAATAACGACGGCGACAACGTACATATCGTGAAGGACGCTATCGTGCCGGTAGGCTCGTCGTTAGTGGCAGTCGGCGGCGACCAGAAGATTGTAATGAACGCGAGTGACATCCTGCGGGTGACGGCAAGTCAGGCGTCAGCCGCTGATGTGACCCTGTCGGTACTGGAGATTACTTGATGGCACTTAGCAAGATTGGCTCCAATCAAATCGACACTGCCGCTACGCCAACCGTGGCGGGGGCTACTGTAACGGGTAATTTGGATGTCGATGGCACAACTACGCTGGATGGGTTGACATCCAGCGAGGCCGTCAAAGTTGCTGACGGCACAGCAAGCGCCCCCTCTATTGTTTTCAATAGCGATACAAATACGGGTATCTACAAAAACGCTAACGATAAATTAGGCTTTGTCACTGGCGGCACGGAGCGAATGCGGATTACCGACTTAGGTCGTATTGAGTTCCAGACGCCGACTAATCAGACAGGGACGCTGCAAGACCAGCGGCTAGACTGGCGTAATGAAAATAACGCTGGAATTATGGCTAGTATCGCTGTTCATCGTGAGGCAAACGGCAACGCTCCCTCCGCTTTGGTGTTCCGCACTAGCACCAACGTGGACAGCGCGTCGAACAGCAGTGACGGCGAAATCTCCGAGAAAATGCGGATTAGCAGTGGTGGCATCGTCACAATGCCTAATCAGCCAGCGTTCTTTGGCTACAAGTCTGGCGGCGGCAATAGCACTGCGGCTAATGGCGCGGGTGTTATCGACACCGTAGGCACAGACGTTGGCAATAACTTCAATACGTCGAATGGGAGATTCACTTGTCCGGTCGCGGGGCGTTATCTCGTGACTTGGACAATGATGAACCACCAAAGCAACACGGGTACATCGACTGCGAAGTTCCGCTGGAACAGCACACCCTACAAATACTTCCATGTCGAAAACGGGCATCCACAAGGGCAGTCAGACCAAGTGATTGTGAACGCCTCTGCTAACGACTTTTTTGACTTGGACATCACCCACTTCCACTTCAACGGCGGCAGTCAATACAAGTACCCGTCGATGTGTGTAGTTTTGATTGGATAAAACATGGCATACATCGGAAAGGCACCAAACACAGCGATAGTAAACCAAGCGACGAGTCAGAGCTTCAGCGGCAACGGCTCGACCACGTTTACACTCAACAGGTCCGTTAACAGAGGCGAAGACCTTGAGGTGTTTGTCGAGAATGTCCAACAGGAACCGGGAGCAGGAAAGTCGTACACCGCCTCTGGCACGACCCTGACGTTTGACGCAGCGCCGCCGAACGGCACAAACAACATCTATGTCATTTACCGTGGTGAGGCGACTATTAACCCACGCCTTGAGCATGACGCTAACGCTGCGCTGGCGGCGACGACGGGTACGTTTAGCGGAGATGTTGCTGCGTTAGGCCATGCGTCGGTCGGTGTAAACGCTGTCGATGCAACCAGAGCATTGACCGTTGCTGGCTCTACAGATGATACATCAGCGTCTGCTCTTGTTGTGTACAACGCTAGTCTATCCTCAAAATTTTCTGTGCGTAATGACGGATTTACAAGCGGCACCGGTCCCCTTGAAATAAACAACGGAACGTCACACGCTTCAGCAACTGTAAAGGGCGGCAATGCGACCACAAATTATAGCGGCGGCAGTTTGCTTCTCTCTAATCCCGGCATGGATACAAACTATGGCGGGACGTACCTGTATCACCATAAAGCGGGTGGGTCTGGCAATCAAAATGCTGCCTTTAACATTTCACAAAGAACAGCCGCCGGTGTGTATGTAAGCAACATCTGGAACGTGGACTATCAAAACAACGCTCAGGCGTTTTATCTGCCTAATGGAACGCAGTCCGGCGCGGTCGTCCTTAACCTAGATAGCAGCGGCAGCGTGTCGATGTCTAAACAGCCATTCGCTGCTCTTTCAATAGCTAACCCACCAGCCATGACCACCAGCGGCGGTCTTCACACAACTGGTAGCTTAGACATAAACAATGGAAATGTTTGGAACAGTTCGACACACCGCTTCACCGCGCCGACAGCCGGAAACTACATGTTTATCGTCACCGGCTACACCACATTCACCACTCAGTACGGTTACATAAGCCTCTACAAGAACGGCGGTAATTACAAGACGCATCACTTCAACCACAACGGTAACCAAATCCACACAATCGGGACGCTTTCGATGGCTATACCGTTGGTTGCGAATGACTACTTGGAGCTTCGACAGGGTGGGGCTGGCACGGGCCATTGGCAGCAACTGTATCTGACAATATTTAAGGCTACCTAAAGGAGAAATAAAATGCCGGATATTACAGTAACTCTTACAGACACCGAGAATAAGGCGTTGGAATACGCCGCAGTTTCGGTACAGGATTGGGCGGACAACGCGCTTACGAACCGCGCTCGTATCGCCAAGGACGAAATCATCGCCTTGCTTGTAGCTCACTGCAACGCTAACGATGTTGCACTGGCTGTAGGCGAGGACGCACAGGTAGCTCAAGCATATGACTTGGGCGTTGTGCGAACTGCTGCACAGGTGAACGCGGATGCCACTGAGTAAGGTTAACAGGCCCGGTCTTAACACGGGCGTTACCGACAACTCTGACGCTACTGCGATTACCATCGACAGTAGTGAAAATGTCATCTTTGCCGGAAATGTAGACACGGCAGATGTCAGGAACACTGGCGACCTATCTCTGACCGCTTTTAGTTCTAACACCTCCATAAACAGCGGTCTGAGTGCCAAGATACTTCTCGACCAAGTTGGCACTGGATACGGTCAAATCGCCATGACAACTGGCGGCGGCGGTGCTGGGACGTTCACTGGCATGAACATTGACCCGAATGGCCGCGTGACGATTCCTAATACGCCTGCGTTCACGGTAAACGGAGTAAGTGCCGTATCAACTACGCCCGGTAGTTCACAAGTTCTCAACTTCGGTTCGATTATCCTCAACAACGGAAATTACTTCAACATTTCGACGGACCGCTTCGTGGCCCCGGTCGCAGGTCATTATTTCTTTGCCTATTCCTGTATGACCACTACGCAAAGCCACACCAGCAACATTGTCATCCGTCGAAATGGAAGTGGTAGGCATAGCTCGTACACGCAAAACGCTACTTATCTTAGGCATAACATTGCCGTAGTCGAATACCTTGCCGTAAACGATTACGTTGATATCGTTTTGGAACATGGTGGGGTCCACGGGGGGTTCGACCACTTTAGCGGCTTTCTAATCGGTTAACAGGAGCGCCAAATGGCATACATCGGCGTAGACCCAAATCTAGGTGACATCACCTTCCAGAGATTTACCGGCAACGGAAACGATACAGCGTTTACGCTGGCACAGAGCGTTGTCAGTGGTGAGGCGTTGATTGTAACAATCGGTAACGTCGTGCAAGAGCCGGGGATTGGCAAGGCATATACGGCGCAGGGGAATACCCTGACATTCTCTGCCGCTCCCGCCAACGGCGATGTTATCACTGTGCGTTTCTTTGGTCGTGCGGTAGACCAGCCGACTAGCTTTGCAATGCAGTTGTTCAAGTACACTGCGACAGCAAGCCAGACAGCTTTCACAGGCGCTGATGCAAACGGTGCTATCTTGGCTTTCTCTGGCAACGATGTGGATGTGTATCTCAACGGCGTACATCTCGACACTTCAGACTTCACCTGCACGAATGGTGACACAATTACACTAGGGAGTGGCGCTGCTGTAAATGACGAACTAGTGGTTCGAGCCTTCCGTGCATTCACGGTCACTGATACAGTATCGAAGGCGTCCGGCGGCACGTTTTCTGGCGAGATTACGGCACCGCAGTTTCAGACTACAAACACTACAGTGGACACGGCGGTGTTCCGCACTAACGGTAAGACGGTCAGCGAGAACACGACTATTGCCGCCACAAAGAATGCCCTTGGCATCGGGCCGCTAACGATTGCCAGTGGTGTAACAGTAACGATTGCCAGCGGTGGCAGTCTGACAATCCTGTGAGGCGCGTATGGCTTCGATTCTAAATGTAGACCAGATAACGGCCACCGCGACAGATGGCAATATCACTGTTACCCCGAATGGGACGGGCATTTTTGTTCCTAAAAAAGTCCCATCGTTTTATGCATTCAACAACGCCACTCAAACTATTTCAGACCAAACTTGGACAAGGGTTGATTTACAGGGTGAGCTTTTTGACACTTGCAATAATTTCAACACATCAAACGGTCGTTTTACAGCCCCTGTAGCTGGAATATATTCTTTCACTACAGCTATCAATTTTGGAACTAACACTGCATCCGGTGGCTATGTTTATGCAGATGTGCTGAAGACTACAGCCGGTGGTTCAACAGCGCAATATTACACTACGGGTATGCGTATAACTGGTCAGGTAATTACTAGCGATACTCAGATAAACGGCAGCATCATGCTTCCTTTGGGTCCAGACGATTATGTTCAAATGGGCGCTTATCAAGATGTAGCTTCGGGTAGTGCTACGCTTACTAACGGCAGATGTTACTTCACAGGACACTTGGTGAGCGGAACATGAGTACACTATTCGTAGACACCATCAACGAGAAGACCAGCGGCAACGGGGTGGCTATCCCGGGGCATCCGGTTCAGGTTTTGCAGGCGGTGAAGACAGATACGTTTGCGACAACCAGCACATCGTTTGTAGACGTTACAGGTTTGTCGGTGACAATCACGCCCAAGTCAACGTCCAGCAAGGTTTTAATTCTTGGCTCTTTGTCTGGTAACGGCAACCACAATACTTACGCGGCACATCCACAGCTTGTGCGAGGAAGCACTGTTATCAATGTTGGCACAGGAATTGGAAGTAGAACTCCGGCGATGGCGATGCTTGAGGTCGCTGCCGGGGCTTTTGCTACAATTCCCATAGCATTTCTTGACTCACCTGCCACGACAAGTGCCACCACATACAAGATAAGAATACGTTCAAATACTGGTGCTAATGTTGTTTTCAATCGTGGTCAAACCGATGGTAACGGACCCGCTTATTCGCGCCCAGCCAGCACCCTGATTGTGATGGAGATTGCCCAATGAGCAGCATACTGAAGGTTGGCGAAATCCAAGACCCGACCAACGGGAACACTGCGCTGTCAATCGCGACGGACGGCAAGGTCACAGGGTCAGTAAATGATAGCCGCCAATGCGTACAGGTTTTTATGCGAACCAGTGGAGTTGGCGGCAATCAAAATCCTGTACCCGGACTTGTAGATGCTGCGACACAACTAAGTGCTAATGGTGCAGGGAAAATCACTCGCGGCGGCAGTGTAACGGAATCAAGCGGTTTATTTAGCTTTCCGTTTACTGGTTTGTGGTCTGTAGAATACTACACCACTATTAACCCCGGCGGACAGGACGACACCATCCAAGTTGATATTCAGGCAAGCCTGAACGGCACTAACTATGGTTCTCTTGCACAGGCCAAAGGCGGCGCTGGCTCGGCTAATCGCAAAGAGGTGATAACTCTTAAAGGTCTCTTCAAGGTTGTAGACACCTCTACTAATAGAATTAAATTCAAGCACAGTTCAAATAGCGGCACTGCCGAAGGCGAGTCAGACAAGGCAATGACATACGCTATTTTCACATGGCTGGGGGATGCTGACTAATGGCAACAGTAGCAGACGCAATCGCAGCCCTCATCCCCGACGAACAGTGGGTGCTTCGTGGTGAGCCGACCACTGAGGCCGAGTTCTTGGAGATGTTCCGAGCGATTAAAGGTGAGGACGAAAGCGGAACCGCAATAGAGTCGGCCAACCCAGCCAACTGGGGCGTGTCGTGGACCACGGTCTCTGCAAAGAAAGCAGAGCTTGACGCTGCCGAGCCGCTGAAGCTGCTTCGTGAAGAGCGGAACAAAAGACTGGCAGAGACTGACTGGTGGGCTTCTACGGACCTTCAGGCAGCGTTTTCTGGCGCACGGGGTGACTACCGCCAAGCACTCAGGGACATCACCACTCAGTACAACTCACTGGACACAGTAGTGTGGCCAGAGAAGCCGGAGTAAGAGATGAGTAACGCCCGTAATCTTGCAAACCTGTTGGGGACGAATACTACGATTCAGACGGCGAAGCTGGCTGACAGTGCGGTTACAACAGCGAAGCTGAACTCAACTATAGACCTTTCAGGCAAAACCCTTACTCTTCCGTCCGGGAGTGTAGTGAATACAGTTCATGCTTCGTCTGGCATCACCTATAACCACAATTCGTCATCAGAGGCTGCGACAGGCATCACTGCCAGCATCACCCCGGCAAGCAGCAGTAACAAAATTATTGTGCAAGCGGTGGGCATGAGCGGTGCGGCATTTACTACAAACTTTGGTAGAGGTCGGTTTAAGAGAAAAATTGGTTCTGGAAACTATGCCAACGTGGGCAACGAATTTTTTACGGGTGGGAATTTTGCCCAGACCAATGGCAGCAGAACCACGGAAGAGTGGTCCTATCACTTTGAAGACTCCCCCAACACAACGTCCGCTGTTACTTATCAGTTTTATGTTCGGGTGCTGGACGGCAATGACATGTGGTGGGGCCGTTGGGGGCAAGACCCCAACTGGACGCAGCCGACAACAATAACTCTGTTTGAGATTGCTGGCTAATGTTCGGCGAACTGGCACTATCTGAAAGGGCGATAGCCAGTCAGGGGGTAATGTTCTTTGGCTCGGAGACTGTAACCTCTGAGTTTACACAGACGACAGACGGCGTTGCTGTACTGTCTGGGCTGCTCGAAATGAGCAGCACCACTGTACAATCTGCATTTGCGGCTGGTCTTGCGGCTGGCATCGCTGAACTGTCAATGAACTTTACAAAGACGACAGTTCAAACGGTCATCAGAACTAATAGTGCAGACCTTACATTCACGTTTGAGAACACTGAAGCTGACCCGACGCTGATTGCATCAGGTGTCAGCGAGTTGTCAGGAAACTTTACACAGACAACTCAGGCCAACTTTACGGCCTCTGGTGTGTCGGAGCAGTCAGGCAACTTCACCCAGACCAGCGATGGCAATCTTGTAGCCAGTGGGCTGTCCACTCAGATTGCAAACGCGGATGTGGATGACATCCCGCCTAAGATTGTGCGTCAGGCCAACGCTGACATCGTCGCCAACTTTGAACAGGATACGGATGGCATTCTAATTCTGAAGCTGGCGCAGACAATGGATTTGGAGTTTGCCCAAAGTACGCTTGGCGAAATCCTGTATGAACTGCTTCAGACAGACTCTACGGTCGAAAGCTGGACCGATTTGAGTACCGGCGCATCTGCAACGTGGACAGACTTGCAAGCGTCAGCGGCGGAAAGCTGGACAGACGTTACACGTTAAACCGGCACTACCACCTAACACTGTGTTATTTTAGCATAAAGGGAATGCCCCGCTTTTGGCGGGGTTTTTTGTGAGGACAACATGCCTTCAACTTATACCAATCTAGGATTCGAGAAACAGGCGACGGGCGAAAACGCCAACTCGTGGGGTGCTATCACCAATACGAACTTTGAGATTATTGATGAAGCTCTGTCCGAGATTAATACCATCTCGTCTAGCTCCACTTCTCAAACCATCACCGCTCCATCCGACGGAACAGAGAACCAAACGTCTCGCTATGCCACCTACCGTTATACAGGCTCGCCATCCGGCGCGGTCACGGTCACGCTTCCTAACAACGTCAAAAAAATCATCAATGTCATTAACGAGTACAGCCAGAACATTACGTTTCAGGTTGGGTCTGCTTCGGCCACGGCCACCGTTTATGCAAACTCTTCTGGCATCATTCACACTGATGGAAGCAACAGTGTCTACTCCCTGTCCGAGGGTTCGGCAAACCAGCTTCGTTACAACGGTGTAACCAAAGCAGAGGCCGTAAGTGCTGGCGTCACAGTAACGGGTAACCTCACCACCAGTGGTGACGCAACCGTGAGTGGGACGCTCAACGCAACCTTGGCAGCAACAGGCGCAATCGCTGCTGGGTCACATGCGATTACGACAACCGGAACTGTAAACGCTGGAACGGTCAGTCTAGGGACTAACGGATGGACCGTCACGCAGACAGGGACCAATCTTCTGTTTGCCTACAACGGCACGAATAAGATGAAGTTGGAGTCAAACGGCAACCTGACGGTGACAGGCAACGTCACAGCATTCGGTTCAGTCTGATGACGTTGCAATCCTCTGGAGCGATTAGCCTCTCGGAAATCAGGACAGAGTTTGTAGGCGGGTCGAGTGCCATCTCCCTTGCTGACCTATACAGGGGTGGCGCAAACGTCCGCGCCAACGCATCAAATAATTACTCGACCAATCTCGCTGCACAGGTTCCGACTAGTGGAGCAATCGCCTTTAACCAGTTCTACAGTCAGGCCAAGGGGTTCAGTTACACTGAAAACAATGACCGTACCAACTGGTCGCCCACAATTTTTGGCTCTGACCTAAATGTGAACTACCCAAAGACCTATATCCTCGCTAGTGGCCGGACAATTACAAACACCAACCTGAACGGTATTGCCTTCAATGTCCCGACCGGCGCGCAGAGCCTCACCCTGACAATCAACGGTATCATCCGCACATACTCTGGTCACGCCCTGCGCAATCAGAGCAGCAGCTTGGTGACGGTCAATGGCTCCGGGTCCATCCGCAAGAACAACAAGGATGGATTTAACTCTACGTTCACCGGTAATGGCTCTGCCGAAATGCCCGGTAGTGCTGGTGGATTCGGTGGTGCATCTGGTCCAGACTTTTGGCACTCGGATTATGGTACGGGTGGCATCGACTGTAAGGTGACACGGTCAGGCAATACCTTCACAGCATCGTGGACATATAATGAGTGTGACTATGCAAACTTGGGTCCGGGTTCATACAACATTACCAGCATTTTCCCGCTGAACTCTGACGGAACATTCAATGACAATGACACTGGCACATATGTTATCAACGCCACTGCCGGGGGTAATGGACGAGATGTTAGAGACATTGCTTGGGGGTCCAAGATTGTAAGTGGTGTGCGTCACTTCTGGTTTGGTTCAAACAACAAGGCTCAGTGGCCGACCGAGATGGACCTCAACTCCATGACATACTACCAGTCCGGTCACGCCTCGACCGCCCTTAACACAGGCAACAGTCGGAGAAGCGTTTTCATCTCGACCTATACTGGCAACTACACAACGGGTTCGTTCAGCATCAGCGGCCCGTCACAGACGACGGGGTAACAAATGCCACTCGCTACTCTGAAGTTCGCACCGGGGATTGTTAAGGACGACACCAGCTACTCTGCCGAGGGTAGATGGGTGGACAGTGACAAAATCAGGTTTTGGAATGGCAAGCCTGAGAAACTCAAGGGCTGGCAAAAGCTGACGCAGACGCAGTTCGAGGGTTCCTGTCGCGGACTTATCCAGTGGCGTGATAGTGAAGACAATGCTCTGCTCGCCGTAGGAACGCATACCCACTTGTATATATACAAGGGCGGTGTTCTTTATGATGTGACACCAGAAACTGACAGCGGCAACCTTAGTAACGCTTTTGCAGTAACCAGTGGCTCGCCAACAATTACTGTAACGGACAGCGCGCACGGATTGCTGGACGGCAACAGAATAATCTTGGGCGCAGCCAGCTTCAACGGAGTTAGCTGGTCAGCGAATACAGAGTTTGTCGTAAGTGTAGTGAACACGAACACATACACATTTACCGCAGCACAGAACGCATCATCCACAGCTTCTGGCGTCGGTGGTACAGTGTCATACAGCTACCTATTAAACCCCGGACAGACCAACTCGGTCTTTGAATATGGCTGGGGTGTGGGGACGTGGAACACTGCCCGTGATAACAATGAAGGCTGGAACGTGCCGTTCTCTGCCGCTGGTATTGAGGTTGATGCCCGGACTTGGCAGTTCGACATTTTCGGCGAAGACCTGATGGCCAGTGTAAACGGTCATCCTCTCATTCAGTGGGACGCATCCAATGGCGTAGCTAACCGCGCTTTCCTAATAAACGACGCTTTGACAAGTGACAGCGCGACCCCGAACACGACAAGGGGTGTGATTGTTTCCACGCCCGACAGACATCTCGTTGCCTTGGGCGCGGATGACCCTTTGACGGTAGCGTTTGCCAGTCAGGAGACAACAGGCACTTGGACGGCGGCAGCGACAAATACTGCTGGCTCACAGAAGCTAACAGGTGGTTCAAGGATTGTGGGCGCACGAAGAACACGCGGTCAGATTCTAATTTGGACAGACACCGGTCTACACTCAATGACCTTCCGTGGACCACCGTACACCTTTGGCTTCAGGGAACTGGCCACGGGTTGCGGACTATCTGGTCCCCTGTCTGCCGTCGAAGTTGGCGGCATCGTTTATTGGATGGGTATCAACCAGTTCTTCGCGTTCGACGGTTCTGTCCGTCCGCTCATTGGACCTATTAACAACTTTGTGTTCCAAGACATCAACTATGTGCAGATTGAAAAGGTAGTCGCCGGACTCGACAAGGAACACAACGAGGTGTTCTGGTTCTACCCAACTGCCAACAGCAATGAGAACGACCGCTATTGTAAGTTTAATTACCGCGAGAACGTATGGGATGTCGGCACGATGGACCGGACGGCTTGGACCGACGCATCGACGTTCTCAAACAACATCGGAGCTGGAGCTAACAATTACCTCTATGCTCACGAATTGGGAGTTGATGCTGATGGCGAGGCTATGCACTCGTACATTGAAAGTGCTGACTTGGACATCGGCGACGGTGATGAGGTTATGTTCATCGACCGTGCGCTTCCTGACCTCACAGTCACGGGCAATGCAAAGGTGACATTTAAGTCACGCAAGGATGCTTTGTCCTCCTTTACCTCGAAGGGGCCGTTCACAGTGAACACATCTACAACTCGCATCAACCCACGGGTCAGAGGACGACAAATATCTTTACGAGTGGAGAGCGATGCTATCGGTACTAACTGGAGACTGGGTCACACTCGTGTGGACATGCAGAAAGATGGAGAGCGTTAATGGCGACACTGCCCAGACCCGGAGAAGATTTGCAGTACTGGGGCGACGTTCTTATTGACGAACTAGAGAACGAGATTGAGCGCATCAATCAAGCAGCAAACACTGGTGATGCAAATGTCAGCTTCTCAATAACGAACTTCACGGAAGACAAAACTCTCAACGCTGGCACGGCTACGACCGCAGACGTAGCCAATGTCTTAGCAACAGTTATCGAAGCACTGCGGAACAAAGGGCTGTTAGCGTAATGTGTGTTAAAGCAACTGGAATGTTAAGGGGCGGGGCCGTGATGTCCGAAGAGGAGTTCGCTGGCAATCTCGGCAGCGGCTCCACTTCGAGCGGCGGCATCAGAGATTTTGAAGTCCAGACAAACCCTGTCAGTGGCGCGGCTGGACGAGGCGGTGGTGAGTATTTGGACGACCGTGGTCCCTATGGCGGGAAGAAAGCCAAAGGCCCTGACACTCTAGACCGTAAGTTAAGGCAGGTGCAGAACGTATTCAGAGATAGTCAAGGCAAGGCCGATACACAAGCCTACATGGACTTCATGGACAACTACCGCAATGCGCCCTTCACAAAGGCGGGTAACGCTTTAGGTGAGCTTCTTACCAAAGGACCGTCAATGTCCTTGGCCCGGTCTATATTCGGTGGCAGTGCAACTCCCAGTGCTATAGACCGAAGCAATGCTCTGATGCAGTCAATCTTTAATTATGCTGGCAGCAACCCCGGTATGGTGAAGCTGAAGGATGAGGGCCTCGGCATGACTATTGATACGGGAACCGGCACATTAAATCTGCGCGACAGTGGTCGGGTGACATATTCTGGCAGAGCAAACCCTAATTACACCGGTCCGTTTCAAGACCTTGTTAACCCTAAGTCGCAGTCAAGCGAGGATGGAAATGACACATCAAACATGTCACAACCGTTTGACCCTTGTCCTGATGGCTTTAAGTATAATGCCGAGACACAGCAGTGCGAGCCGGTGGATGACACAGAAGACACACCAACGGTTGGTAGCAAGTTTGTACGAAACCCTGTTGGACTGTCCACCGCATTTCCAGACCTT